ATCGCGGGGACTTCCGTGTTTATTCGTGCTTTGATAAATTCAAAAAAGGCTTTCATTTGTGAGCTTTACCAGTTTCAAAAACTTTCTTCATCATCTTTTTGAATTCCGTATATCTTTTTTTTTCAAGTCCTTTAAAATTACCTAGAAATTGTCTTTTCGGTAATCTTTCAGTCCCCTCGTTATGATACTTAGCGTAGTCAACATTTGAGTCTACGCGTCTGTGATTAAATCCTCTTTCCCTTATTCCTATTGATGCTCTAAGAGTTCCTGTTTTTACCAACATAGTACGGCTATCATCTTTCTTTTTTCTTTCCTTCCACTTTTTGCCATCGAATGAAGCGGTGTCAAAAACATCTCCTTTATAATACGCAACAGCATACAGCGCAATATTTTCCAAGGCGACTTGCTTTGCTACCGCCAAAGCTCTCATCTTTGCCCTGAATTGGAATTTACTCATGGCACAAAAAGATTATAGTTTGCCTTCTTAAAATTCGCGTCACCCTTGGCAACATGAAAATAAGGGTGTTGTTTAGGGTCAAAAATATATCCGTCTATTGCTGGGTTCATACGAAATAGCTTCGGGAATTTCTTTTCGTCTTCCAAGTCAGATAGATCAATTTTACTAAGGTCTGTTTTCTTGCCTTTTTCTAACGGTATTGTAAAACATCGGCAGTTCCATCCATTCTTCGGCATGTTGTATCTCCAAAACGGATCGTCTGGCGGTAATGTTATCCCGTCCAATATTGCGTGTTCGTCTCTCACTCTCTTGTCACGCTGCGTTCGGTATTGCAATAACGGTGTGCTATACTCAATCGCATCAACATAGTCACGAGCCATTTGAGACTGACCTACTGCCGTATTGTATTCGGTCTTTAAGTAATTCTTATTGTATGATTCAAAAATCTTAGAGGCTTCTTCTTTAAATGTTTTAAACTTTTGACTCTCATCAATCATGCCACTAAGTTTTTTTAGCCCTGCCTCCATTTCACGAACTTGTGAATATTGTTTAGCCGCAGAAAAAATATAAAGTGATTTCCTTAAAGAATTTGCCGACTTAAAGATGCGTGAATTTATTGGAAGAGTAGAAGCATCACCGCCCATACCTTCAAACAAAGCCTTTTCAAAATACGATGCAATTTTAGCGTGATAGTCTGCGCTAAGGGCGTTCTTATTTATAATCCCGTGGTAAACGAATAGATTGTACATGTCCATCTCGTCCATTGTGAATAGACTAAAGTCATCTACATTCTTCGATTTAAACCAATCAAACATTATACAAGTTTTTGATAGCCTGTTTTATTTCTTCAGGGTTATCTTCGGCCTCATCTACTTCGGTGCCGTAGGTCTTCATAATGTATTCCTTTGTCGGCTTGTAGCCCATCTGTGAAATACGCAAATCTATTTCGCTACGCTGCGACAATGGTACTTTCTCCGTTGTGTCCCATTGGAAGGTTAACCCATTGAGATTTACGCCCAAGTCCTTCAGGAAGGCGAATAGTTCACCGTTTACCAATCGCTCGATGAACACACCGTCAGAATCCCCGTACATATTAGCCACGTTCTCGCCAACTTCTCCGACTACTTGACCGGTATTGTTGCTCACCACGTCCTGACCAAATACTAATTTGGACACTTGGGAGTCAACGTATTTTATTAACTCATGGTAAACTTTAAAAGCATCCGTTCTGGGACTACCGATGTACTCCACACGGTCACCTTCATTGAATACCCCGTATGAATTTGCTCCCAAGTTTTTAATGGCCTCAAGAAAGCGTTTACGGTCTTCGTTTTGTGTTCTGGTATATCCTACCCTTTTGTCCATCCCGAACACCTCCGCCCATTCTGACCAATTCCCTAAACAGTTATCCTTGAAAAGGATGTACTTGGTTGCGTTGAATAGAATCGAGTCTAAGCAATGCCCATATTGACCAACAAATAAAAGGCTGTTTTTATACTTAGGATCATCGAACGAAACGCCCGTATTCATGCCCGGGGTGTTGGTTATTATCCCGTATTCAGGCTTCACGTTATCGCGGTCGATAACATTAACGCCAGAATAAATCTTATTTTTGACTTGGTATGGCATAAATGTAGTGCCGTTCCAATTTCCAAATTCTATCAATGAATAACCCCACAAACGAGAATCTAAAGCCGCGTCAACAAAGTCTGTGAACCAGTTGGCCTGAAATAGCTTCGTGCGCTCGTCTTCCTCACCTGCCGAATTTGCCAACTTGAAAGCCCGCGTTTTAGTCTTCATCTTTCGGCTGTTAAAGTTTGCCGATAAATTGGGGTCACGAACTAGCTCTCTGTAAATGTCATGTAGTAATTGGCGGTCGTGGTTATTAGGGTTTTCGGCTGAGTCAACCGCCAAACGTAGACGTAGCAAGTCCTGACGAGTCCTTATTTTTTGCTGCTCCAGAACGTAAAGAATCGGAGATTCTTTTTTTACTTCCGGGGTAATTACCGCCTTTGTTTGAAAATGATGTTTACCCATGAAGCGAAGCGTCTGAGAATGGTTTGGAAATAAACTTGGTTTGACTTCCGAGTTCGGTCACATAGACCGGATCGGTTGCGAACGTGGCAACATTAAGAGATAGCAGCCCGTCACGAATGTCTTTAAGGGATTGCAAGGCCTGTTTACAAGCGATGTCCCTGAGTTCAGGAATATCTCTAGGATTTATTGTTTTGTGTAGCGAACAGATGGCAAGATCAATGTAAATAGATAGCACCATTTCGTCACGCTCTTGCGAAAATGTTTTACCAAGCTCCGAGTCAATTGCATATTTGGATTTAAGGTAACTTTTAATTGTGGAGGCCGCTAGGTTTTCATGCTTCGCCCTTACCTGATCTTGAGTTAACCCAGATGTGTTGGCCGCCTGCTCAAGTATCTCGTCCAAGTGGTCAATCGCTATGGAAATTGTATAGTCTGATTTTTGGAGATACGGCATACTATATTTTTCCCAAAATTGGACAAATTACCATAATAAAACAAACGTTTACCGTCTAAAATTATACGATCTGTCATTACCCACATCGTACGAAGCTGTAAAACCACCGTTGAGATAGAAATTAAAGTCATTCATAAAACACTCGCACATGAAATAACAGAACGCGTCAATAGCGTGACCATGTTTCTCATAGCTTACCCCTGTGTTTGGATCGGTAACCCTTTTCTTTAGTATTCCGCCCTCTTCGTCTTCCAATGCCGATGCAAAGTCACTAATTGCCGTTTTGCAGGATCGATCGATCTCTATTTTCAAATCCCGGTAATCCTTTTCAAAAACTAGATTTAAAAATCCCGCCCTTGCCACTACTGGCGGGTTTTTTGATGGCACCCGCATAGATGGGTGGTATTGCTGAAGGTAGCTGATTATGTCCGTAAAGAAGTTTTCCCCGTACTCCTTATCCGTTTCGTTCTTTTGCGAGCTCGCGTCCCCATATATAAACATCCCGGAATGATGCCCGCCTAAGTATTGGATGATTTCAGCGCATACCCTTTTACGGGTATTCAATGGCGGCCGCGGGCAAATCTCATGGATCATTTGAACCCGTCTACAGGTGTCGGTTCTAATTTGCCAAATCTGGCAAGTTATGTGAGGGTTTACGTTTTCGTCAAACGTAATATGAACAGGTAAATTAGGGTCTAATTCGTGCTGAAAATTAGCGTGTTTGTCCGCATTAAACTCTTTAAAGTATTCCGCCCCAGTCTTTTGCCGGGCATTCCAGTCACCACCTAATAGGCGCAATCGGTCAAATGCAGATAGGTTATTCTCAAGCGTGTCTGCATAGCTTTCGGCAAATTTTTTGTTTGGATTGCTTGCTAGCGTGGCCGGAATGAATATCGCCTTTTTGTTGAATTTACCCTCTAACTGAGGTATTACTATTTCATCTCTGATCCATCCGTCACCCGGGTTGCAGGTTATCAACTGCTTTGGGAATAGGTCAAATTCTTCATGCTTGTATCGAGTACGGGAAATTAGCAAGTCTGCCGCCCGTCTGTGGGTGTTGATACCCTCTTCGATGCAGCCGAAAGTATATTCCCGCGATCCGAACCTCTCAAAATTGGGATCAGACGGATAGGCCATTGTTTCGAGCAGGTATATCTCAGACCCGTTTGGGTATGTGATCTTTGATTTGTCTTCGCGGTATTTGAAGACACTACCTGTCATTTTGGTAATATCGAAGAAGGTCAAAAGGATAGATTCTTTGATGTCCTTCAACGTTTCGCGGGCAAGATAACCTCGGCACCCAGCAAACTGCCTCGCCATGTAGTCGGTGTAAAGGCTGATTAAAACGCTTTTTCCCCCTCCAGCCGCGCCTCCAAATATTATTCTAGTTAGCTCTTTATGTTTCGGGTCGGTAAGTCTCCACCAAACTTTTGATTGTTCTTTCGAAAGATCAAAACTCATAAGTATTCGATTTTTAAACCCCGCACACTCTTAAAGTGTTTTTCTTTATTTAAAACTCTTTGAACCGTCCTTTTGTCAAGCGACAGAGACCGTGTTTTTTCGGGAGCTACCAAAATATTATTCCGTGTCTGGTTTAATATTCAAACTAAATGGCTTGCCGACTGTGGTGAGGTCAATTTCCTGCTTTGCCTTTCCCTCAGTGCGGTCAAATATCTCAATGATAGCCCGTATCTCGCCATCGTTGGCTTTCTTTAATAGCTTGCGTATAATGACCTCCTGAAACTGTTTGCGTGACTTCACCCCGTCAATGTTGACTTCGATCTCCTCCTCCAGCATTTCCTTTAAGATAGTGGAAAGGTTACGGCTTCCCTTTGGCCTACCTGACGGGTTAGGCGATGGGCCTCCCTCCTTCCACGGTTCTTTAAGGTTTTCAGGATTAGGCATTAATCGGTGTTTTTTCGGTGTTTACATACTCCTGCCCGTTTCGCTTGATTTTAAGCGATGGGTCAAGTTTAAGCATTCGGTCAATGATTACTTGGCAGTATTTGGGGTCGAGTTCCATGCCGTAACATTTGCGTTTAAGTTGGTGTGATGCAATAAAAGTTAAACCACTCCCACTAAACAAATCGACAATGTTTTTGTCTTTTTTGTGGTTGTTTAATGCTCTTGCTGCTAACTCAACGGGTTTTTGCGTTGGGTGGACATAGTTAGTATCTTTTTTTACTTGCCACAAGTCGCTCTCGTTATTAATCCCATCATCTAATTTACCATTAAATAAACAAAATTCGTGTTGATGCCTATATCCTCTGCCTAAACCAAATACATTTTTTGCCCAAACAATACACGCCTTAAATTCTAACTTGGATTGTAAGATACCATAAAATTTCCAATTACACCACACATAGTAGTTCGGTGGGTTTAACAAATGTAAAATTGAAACAAACCCATCAATCAATTGTTCAAATTCCTTTTCGGGTAAATCATCGTTTTCAATTACATCAAACTTCCCACTTCTACCATTAAACGCCACATTGTATGGCGGGTCTGTAAAAACCATGTCCGCTTTCTCGCCATCCATCAACCTTGCAACAGCATCACTATCAGTTGAATCCCCACACAACAATCGGTGTTCGCCTATCTCAAACAAATCGCCAAGTACAATATCCGTTTTGATACCGCCTTCAGGCACGTCAAAATCATCCTCAACAGCTTCCGCTTCTTCAACTTTAAACTCCGGCACC